CAGGCCGGATGCTGGCAACCGAAGATGAGTATTTCAAGGTTATAACGCAGCGCCGGGTTCTGTACCGGGAAGCGTACCGGGCTATGCAGATATCCTACCAGACGGCAAGAAAGTCAGGCCTGTCACGCGATGAGGCAAAGGCGCTGTCTGAGGCTAAATATGTTGAGGTAATGACTAAGCCGCCCAAAGAGGTCAACGACATGATGACCGAGGAAGCTCGCAAGATGACTTTCCAGGGAAAGCCTGACGGTTTCTTTGGTCGGGTTGGGCCACTAATCCAATCTGTGCCTGGCATAAAAACTGTGGTGCCGTTTTACAATACTCCAACAAACATCATCAACGAGGTGTTCGACAGAACCCTAAACTGGTCACCTTTGTACAAGGCCATCAAGGGCGACATCAGCGGCAAGGAGCTAGATGACGCGCTTGCCAAGCTCGCAGTAGGCAATGCCACGGCCATGGGTATGTTTGCCTTGGCTAATGGCGACTATGGCGATGACATCATTGTGACAGGCCGGCTCGGCAAAGAGTTCTCAACGCGCTTTAACATCAGTGGCTCAGCTAAGGTGCCGCCCTACTCTATCGGCTTTAAACAAGAGGATGGCAGTTACCGGTTTGCATCCTTTAGCCGTTTCGACCCGCTATCAGCTACCCTGGCTATGGGAGCGGACATGGCTGAATATTTGCGCTATGAGGATGACCCAAATGTTGCAGAAGCCCTCACGAAAGCATACGTTCTGTCGGTTGCTCAATACGCTACCAGCTTGCCTTTCCTGCAAGGCGTATCCGAGCTGACATCAGCGGCTGGTGGGAGCTTTCAGACGCAAGAAGATTTCTTTGAGCGCATGAGTAATTTTGCAGGGACGCAAATTGGCAATGTTGGCACTAATGTTCTGGGCAATACAGACCGCGCTATGTTCGGTCTGCCGTCATATGCGACAGAGTTTTTGAGCGGCGGCGAATATCAGCTCATCACTCAGACCAGCTTTGGTGCAATGATGGAGCGGATGCAAGACCCGATGGCTAACAGCACAAAGCTGCCGCCAGGCGTGGACCCAATCACCAACAGCCTATACACCGAGGCACCCGTATATATGCAGGGTTTTTATACAGCTCTGCAAAAGGCCAAGGCCAGAAATGCCAACTTTTCCGCTGATTTACCGCTGGGCCTTAATTTTTGGGGAGAGCCAAAGGTTCAAGGTGAGGGCCGGATTGATGAATACTTCAATCCAATCCGTATACAAACAGGCGAATACAGTGACTTAGACTTAGAGCTTATCCGTTTGTCTGAGACTGGCATGGGTACGTTCCCGTTTCACCGGGACAGGGTTGAGGGTGTCAAGCTCAACTCAGAGCAGTTCAATGATTATGTCAGGCTTATCAATGAGGTAGACGCCAAAGGTAGAGTGCTAGGTGACCCTGGATATAGGCCTGAGGAAGCGTTGTTGCCGGCACTTAAAAACGCTGTCAGCTCTACTGAGTATTTTACTATGCAGTTTGACGAAGAGCGGTTTGAGTTACTATCGGGCATTCTGACTGACAGAAGGGCCGGTGCCAGAGCTGCCTTGAAAAAGATGGACCCAAGCCTCAATGCACGGCTGAGTTTTGGAGAACAGTGACAAATGCGTCTTAAAAGTGTACATATAGCAGAAGGAAGGTAGAGGATATGGCTACGTTTTCAGTAAACGACCAGGCACGGCGAGCGGTTGCGACAGCAAACGGCAGCAATGATAGTTTCAGCTTTTCTTTCCAGGTAAACGCTACGACTGACGTAAAGGTCTATGTCGATGGCACACTGAAAACTGCCGGCTCACACTACAACATTGTAAACAGCTCAGCGGCTGCCGGCCTCAACACGGATGGCACCGGGGTTGCTAAATTTACTGGCGGCAATGTTCCGGCGAACAACGCTATTGTCACTATTCTCTCAGATGTCCCGGTGGCCCGGACTTCGGTCTACACCGCCGGCGGCAACATCACTGCTACCAGCCTGGAATCAGACCTCGATACTTTGACCATGGTGGTTGGTGACCGCGAGGAGCGCGACGGTAGAGCGCTGACAGCGCCGGTCAATGACGCGGCTGACGTGGATATGACTATCCCCGACAAGGCGACTAGGTCTGGCAAGGCTTTAGCCTTCAACAGCTCAACAGGAAACCCGGAAGCCATCGAGCAAGTTACTGACGCTTCGGTCAGCGTTAGTGGCCTATCAGCCGGGGCATCACCTACTGCTTCAGTCAGCGTCTCTAGCGGTACGGCAGCATTTAGTTTGGGCATCCCCGCCGGCGCTACTGGTGCCACTGGAGCGCAGGGCGCAACTGGTGCGACTGGTGCAACAGGTGCCACCGGAGCCACTGGAGCGCAGGGTGCCACCGGCCCCCAAGGACCACAAGGGCCAGCCGGCACAGGCTCTGGTGATATGGATGACGTTATTGATGACACCTCACCCCAGCTTGGCGGCGACCTAGACCTAAACAGCAACAATATTACTGGCACTGGCAACATCACAGTAACAGGCAATGTAACAGCGACAGGCACAGTTGAGCCTGCTGGCGACACCTCTGCTGGTGACAACGCTGCTATCGGCTATACAGCAGCAGAAGGTCTTATCCTGACAGGACAGGGCAGCACTAGCGACATCACGCTAAAGAACGATGCAGACGCTACAGTAGCGTTTGTACCAACTGGTACGGATGATTTAAGATTTCCAGATGACGCTCAGATTCAAATGGGGGCATCTGGTGATTTAGTCATGTATCACAATGGAAGTAACAGTTTCATTGAAGATAATGGAACAGGAAATTTCCTGATTACCACGAACGGTAACAACATCACTCTTATGAAAAACCAAGCCGAAACAATGGCTGTTTTTAAGACGGATGATGCGGTTGAATTGTATCACGACAACTCCAAGAAATTTGAAACCTCCTCAACTGGCGTGAACATTATCGGAACACTTAAGGCTAGTGGTAGCACTCCTACATTGAGCGCAATAGGACTTAATGCTGCCGGAACTCTTTTGCAAACGCAATTTACTCAGACTGATGCCACCGCAACTTTTACGCCAAGTGGGGCTTTATCAAGAACTTTAATAACGAACTTGGCAGTTTCCATAACTCCCACATCAACGAGCAGTAAGATTATGTTAACTGCACAAGTTGGTTTTGAGGTCACGGGTAATATGGCAAATATCGTTTTTGGTTTTGACCGTGGCGGCACGAGGATTGGAGCGTCTGCTGCTGGAAATAGAAATGTTGGTATTTTAGCCCCCTACATCGGGTTCCACAATGATGCAACATCATCACTCGAAGGCATCAATTACACGTTTTTCGACACACCATCAACTACATCAGCAGTTACATACACCGCTGATTTTACAATCAATGGAACTCAAACACTTCATTTAAACAAAACAGTAAATGACTCAGATGACGGTGACCATGAGCGCGTAGTTAGTTTCATCATGGTGCAAGAGATAGCTGGATAATAAGGACAATACTAAAATACAGCCAGTGCAGGTGACACAATAATTTTTTTGAATGAGGTGTACAATGTTCAGTAGCATAAAAAGGATTTTGCACACACTTGGGAGGACATTCATGCCACATCTTTACGACTTAAACCCTCAGCTCAAGAAAGAGCCGACGGTAACTGTAGCCAAGAAAGCTGCACCTAAAAAGGCAGCGGCCAAAAAAGGACGGCCCAAGAAAAAATGATGGACCTGGTTCATATCATAGACGGATTGATAGGCGTTGTAGTTCTGGGCTTTGGCTATTGGGCCTCGACGTTGGCGGCTGAGGTAAAGCGCCAGGGCATTCTGCTGTCAAAGACACGCGAAGAAACAGCATCAACTTATGCCAGCCGGGCAGAGCTGCGCGATGAGCTGCGAGCCATGACGGAGTCATTCATCCGTCTGGAGCAAAAGATAGAGCGACTGTTTGAACGGGCCGAATGATGTGGAAGCGATTGTTGCATTTGCCCTTTATGTTTTTGTGGATGGTAAGCGGGTGCCAGAGATAATGCGGTTCCGAGACATAAATGAGTGCGTGTTCTTTGCCAAGAAACTCCATGCCCAGGGCCATGAGATAACGGCCCACTGCGTACCTGAGGCTGTTTCTAAGGATATGAGGGTGTACTGATATGGACCCGGTCACCGCTGCTGCCACCGCTGCTAGTGCCTTCAAGGCAGTCCAAAAAGGTTTTCAGTTAGCCAGGTCCATCGAGGATATGGCATCGGACCTCTCAAGGTGGATGGGTGCGTTATCTGACCTAGAACAGGCCGAAAAAGAGGCTAAGTCACCCCCCCTGTTCCGACGACTGTGGCCCGGTTCATCAGTCGAATCTGCTGCTCTCGAAGCTCTCGCCGCCAAAACCAAAGCCGAGGAGGACAGAGCGCAGCTCAAGCAATACATCCAATATAGCTACGGCCAATCAAAATGGGATGAGCTGGTTCGCATGGAAGGGCAAATCCGAAAGCAAAGGCAACAGACAATTTACAAGCAGCGGGAACTCAGACGGAAGTTCGTTGAGATTGTTGCAATCATTGCGACTGCGATTACCGGCATAGGCATCTTGGTGTTGTTTATTTTGTGGCTACGGGGGTTGGCTCAGTGACACCCAAAAAGCTAGAGGCTGACAGCGAGTTTTCCAAGTATGACATGGACGGGGATGGGATTGTTAGTGACTTGGAATTGGAGAGAGCGCGAGAGATACGGGAGGTTGAGGACCGCTCAAGGAAGCACCTGGCCCAGCTCCGGCTGGCTCGATACAGCCTCATAGCTATCGGCGTTTACACTCTGCTTTTGTTTGCACCTTTCATTCCTGATGAGCGCATCAAATTGCTGAGCGCAGTATCAGACCTTTTTTACATCAGCCTCTGCTCAGTGGTCGGGGCTTATATGGGATTCACTACCTGGATGGATAGGAAATAAAATGCTCGGAGTTTTAGCAAGCATCCTCGGCAACGGCGAGGTCATAAAGAAAGGCATGGACCTAATTGATGATGTCCACTCTTCAGATGAAGAGATGGAGCGGGTCAAAGCGCAAGCCAAAATAGACACCATGAAGGCCTACGCACCTTTCAAAGTAGCCCAGCGCTGGCTGGCTTTGATGTTCACTGCCACGTTTCTGCTGTCGTTTGCCTTGGTCCTGGTGATGACGTTGATGGGGGAAACAAATATTCCTGACGTGAAACAGGTCATCGATGATTTCTACCTGGGTGAGGCCATGCTTACCATTCTGGCGTTCTACTTTGGCGGCGGGATGCTGGAGGGCGTGGTTGGCAAAGTGAAGGAAAAGAAATGAACCAGAATTTTGAGCAATGCCTGGAGTGGCTGCTTGAGCATGAGGGTGGATTCGTGAATCACCCAGATGACCCCGGCGGCATGACCAACAAGGGAATCACCGCGCGGGTTTACAGTCAGTGGCTATTTGACTCATTGGACGTAGATGCTGAGATGACCGAGGAGCTGATGCGAAACATCCCAGATAGTCACGTTGGTCAAATCTATAAGCAAGAATATTGGAACAGGCTGTGTTGCGACAAGCTGGCGGCAGGCTTGGATTGGTTTGCATTTGATTGGGGTGTGAACAGTGGGACAGGAAGAGTTGCCAGGACTTTGCAGAAATGTGTGGGTGCCACAGCAGATGGAGCCATAGGGCCGCAAACCCTGGCAGCAGTAGCCTCAAAGCCGGCAAGTGAACTGGTGGAGGAACTGCATCAACGGCGTCAAGTATTTTACGAGCGGCTAAAAACCTTTGAGACTTTTGGGAAGGGCTGGACGCGACGCAACGATGAAACCAGGGAGCAAGCAATGGGCTTGATAGAAGCATGAGAAAGTTCGCCAAGGTTCCGAAGGACAAGAAGAGCGGCCTCCCCTCCAAGTACGTCCGGGGTAGCAAGAACCCTGACAAAACCCGTTCTGAAATCAAACGGACCCGTCGGCTCTACAAAATGGGCAAGCTGACGCCGGCAATGATGGACAAGATAAGCAAGGAAAGGAGCAAGACCTGATGGCGGCACCAGAGAAATATAAGAAGATGTTCGGGGCTGAACGGGCCAACAAAATTTATAGACGCGGATTGGGTGCCTACTATTCATCAGGCAGTAGAGCCGGGATGTCGGCACATGGTTGGGCAGTGGCGCGGCTCAAAGCCCACGCAAAGGGCAAGGCCACGGTCAAGAAGGCAGACGGTGATTTATTTAGAAAGAAGAAAAGCTAATGGCAAAGACAGCAAAGAAAGAGAAGTTTGATAAGAAGGTAGCTGCCAAGGCAATGACGCTGATGAAAGAGGGCAAGCCCCGCAAGCAAGCGTTTGCCATCGCCTATGGCATGGTTGGTAGCGGCAAGGCTAAAGGATAGTCAGGGACCGCGCCCTGCCCGGCATCTTCTCTATCCAGCCCCGCTCCTGGAGGACATCGAGATACCGCTGCACAGATGTCGGGCTGCTACGTTCTGGCAAGACTTGCTGTCCATCGACCACGCCCCGGCCTATCTCTCTGACAGACGGGTAGTAGCCGTTGACCTTGTGAAACAGCCGCAAGAAATTAAAGACCTGTTGCTGTTTGGGTGTCAGTCCAGCCTTCATCAGCTTGCTCCTTTTCCTCAACAGATAAACCGGCGTTGTATTTTTTACGCTTTTCTTTCAGCTCGTCACCAATGGTCATGTCGATGATGCTCAGGACGTACTCGTTGTCTTGCTCCAGCTCCTTTAGCTTTGTCCGTCGCTCAGCGTGTGGTAGCGAACACTGCCGCATACTCAGCATCAGCTCACTGTAACGCTCGACCCAGCCCTGCTCATCCTTAAAAGACTCAGGTTTTCGGCCCGGAATGTTCAAAAACAGCGTGTCTGATTCTTTGCTGCCTTTGCCGGCGTTCTCAGGCTCACTGACAGCCTCTAGTATATTTTGTATCGTATCGCCCTTAGACGATACTTGTGGGGCTTGTACGGCCTCGACAGCACTGGTTTTTTTCGGCTCTGGATAGTCTTGCGCTTCTTCCGTCGTGATGATGCCCTTCAAGGCATCCGGGAAGGCATCACGCAGGGCAAAGCCCCTAGCCCGCAGCGCGAGCATCCTGTTTGGATACAGCTTCCAGGCACCTCCCTTGTTTATCAGGCCGGCAGTGCTGGCCTCGGCAACTGAAAAGGTGCGCTTGGTTGTCTCGACCTCACCGTTGCGGAGCTGGCGCTTGATTTCACAGACGGCAACATCTCCATCCATGTATTCCTCGCAGCCGCGATAGTCTGGGTGGCTCTTGCACAATGCCAAGGCACTGTCCCCCCAGATTGTGGGCTTTCCATTTATGACGCTGATGTTCTGTAGCGCTTGCATTGGGGCAAGGCCTACTTCATAGCCCCATTGGATAGCGACCAGCGTGTTGGCCGGCTTGCCCTGGTAGTCCTTAGGGACCATGCCCGACTTGCAAATAGTCTCCGCAAACTGCATAGCCTCGCTTAGATTTGTTGGTTCCAACATTGTCATCTTGTTACTCACAACTGACCTCCTTCAATGTAAAGCTGTGGCTCTCAATCATCTCATCTGTTTCAACCATCTGCTTTCTGGGTTTGGTTACTGTCACTGATTTAATTACGAAGCCGGGCAGCTCCGCATGTTCGACGCCGAGCGCATCGAGCGCATAGACGATGCCCTCCTTCTGTTCTCCCTTCAGCTTCTTCCACTTGGATTCCTCAGCCGCTGCTATCAAATAGTCACGGCACATTTGCGCCAGGTCGCTGTTTGTCTCTGGCAACCTCTCGGTAATGTCTACCGGCTTGATGTCGTCGTTATCAGCAATGGGCGGGTACTCTCCATCCGTATCGACCAGCTCCCAAAACTCCTGGTAGGCCTTGAGCATGACCTCGATGAGCCGTTCATCTTTTGGCACAGGATAGATGTTGAGCTTCCCCTTCTGGTCCGCGCAAACAATGATGCCCCAGCCCAGGCTAGTGCAGACTAGCTGGTGCAGCACTTGAAATATCCACTCCGGCTTGGGCTTGCCCTGATGGTAGTAGTCAGTCTTGACCTCACAGATGCCCTCACCCTCAAAGGTATAAGTGACTTGCATTTTGTTAGTCAGGATAAGCTGCTTCTCATGCAAGTTAATCACCCGGTCCACCGAGCTGGCAATGCGGAGGTCAGGCCTACGGAACGAATCGCGTGGCTCCCACATATCTATTTTGCCCTTGACCATGTCTTCCAGGACTTCATGCGCCCAGCTCGCAACCGCCGGCTCCATGTGAGTGCCGCGCCTCAACGCGTTGTGGTTCTTGATTCGGTCAATGGTCTCGACCCCGGCCTTGGCCATCTTGGTGTCATGCAAGATATCATGCCGGGTTTGGAAAGCGGTTTTGTGCAACACGATTGCACCAGCCGCGCTGCTACCAATCTCGGTGGCGGTGTCTGTCAATTTTGGCATCAGACACCCCCACTGTTGGCGGCGTAGCACACATCATCGAGCGCACACATGAACCAAAATAAGGCCCAAATTTCAAAGAGAAACACTGCAATCAGGATTCCTGCCCCGACAGCCTTGGCTGTCTGCCAGGCCAGCCTGCACAGGCTGAGCTGATATCCAGTGTCCACTGGGAGATTATACATTATGCGACAAAACTTCATTCAATCCTCCACTGAGCTTCAAGTTGTAGGTTGGGTAAACTCTAGACGTATTTTGTCAGAGACCATACCCATCGTCTGGCTTTTGATGGGGTTCGTTCAAGTCCTCGCGCTCCTGTAATCTATCGTGACCGTTGCGGTCTATCAGGTGCGGGTCATAGACTAGCATCTCTGCCCCTCTTATTCGCGGGTCTCTTGGCTTGGCTTGCGCCAGGTGCTTGTTGGCACCGACAATGACACCCTGGGCGTGAAGTAATTTATCGACGTTCCGCGCTGAGTTCAAACCCCGGATGCCCTTAAGCTGCTCCACCAGCTCCTCCAGAACATCGATGCTCAAATTGAGATGTTCGATATGCCACATCTGGATTTCCAGCCGGCGCTTGTAGACCATCAGGCCGTGACGCATGGCTCGAACCGTGGGGTTCATTTTCAGTTTCTGTTTGCGGGTTGTCCTCATCAACTCACTCCGTACTCTTTCTGTAGCAGTTTTGTCCGGCGAACAAAATGTCAACCAGATTGTCGTAATAGCGAAAGCTGCTTGTCAGGTATTGCCTTGAAATTGAATAACGCGCCATGAGCTTGAACAAAACCTGTATCGATAGACCTTTGGTAGTGCATAACCCCATAAAGCTCAAAGGCTTCAACCACTGGATTTGTTCCCTGGTAACGATTTGCATTACCACATGGGCGTCTGGTTACCGGGCATGTTTTGGTCGCCCAGCCCTCCTCTACGCATTCATTAAGCATCTTTAACGTGGCTTGCCGGGATGTATGAATCAGCCGAGAGGTCTGTGCAATCGTGACAAGCTGGTTGTCAATCACTGACAAGTAAAGCACCCGCGCCAGCGAATTTTTTTGTGGGGTTGAATTGAAATATCTCTGGAGTTTTGTGTGTATCCTGGTGTTACGCTCGTTGTGGAATGCGAGTTGAGTGGCTGCAAGCTGGCGGTAATACGCCCTCCACAGCAGATTTTCTGTGCTATCTGGTGGACCCATGGGTGGGTTGATATACCCCTCCCCCCAGCCAAGGCCCTGGTTGGATTTACGGTCAGCAGATAGTTCGCGTTGATTGTCGTCCATTACTTTGTTCCTTTCATTCTGAGTGCGTAGTTTCTGACAGAGCTAGCGTGCCATTCGGTCGGCCGGGCAATGTCCGGGTTGCGGCGACGTGAGGGCGGTGCCACCTTCATGCGGTTTAGTTCACGGGCTATGCCCCGGTAGCTGACCCCCTGCTCCAATAAGCTCGACATGATTGGCCAGATGTCCTTGGCCCTTGCATCAGCCCTTGCCTTGGAGACATCAGCTCCCTTCTGACCGGCTTCAGCCAGGCCGTCATGCACACCGAGGCTGGTGATGGTGCGGCCTTCCTTGGTCACATAGCTGCCCTTGTCGGCAATTTCATTCTTGATGCGGTCCAGTGCCAGCTTGGTGCGCGAGCGGATTTGCTGGCGCTCATGCTGAGCAAACATGGCTTTGAATCCGACAGTGGTCTCATCCAAGGTTGGGTCGTCGACCACCACCAATTTGATTTTGCCGGAGCTGACTTCCTGCTCAAAGAAGCGCAAGGCCTCCCATTGCTTACGGCTCATCCGGCTAAGAGAATAGATGACCATCGTGGCCCCGGTCTTGCGGCAGTGCTTCAAGCAATCCTGTAAGACTGTGCGGTTGTGCCAATCCTCGCCGGAGCTGACCCCCTCTTCCCGGAACCACTGGACATCCTGCTTGCCGCCATTCAGCCAGGCGGTGATGCCATGCTCCTGGTTGGCCACGTCTTGGTCGTCGTTTGAGACCCGGACATAGCAAGCAAACTTGCCGTCCTTGCTTTCGCCATGGTCAGCTCTGGTTGTGGTTAACATTTTGTCCTCCTAGCGATTTACCTGTTTCGTACACGTTACGTCAGGCTTTTGTACAGGTCAAGCGGGGCCGTTAGGCCACCGCCTTGTCGAGTGCTTCGTTAATAAGGTCAACCAGCGGTTCGACTTTGATTTCACGACGGCTGACGTAGTAGCGGAAAACGCTTGCATCACCGTGTGGTGTACGAGAGCGAACCCCGACGACCTTTTTGGGCGATTTGTGAATAGAGCCGTAGGACAGCGTTGCCTCAAACCAGAATTCCGCATATCCAGAAACTCTGGCCTTATCAATCTTGTCGATGTTCACTGTTACATTCATCGTTCTATCTCCTTGTGTTGTGGCGGGGCCGTTAGGCCGCCGCCTTTTTTCTTGGTTTCTTTGATGCGATGTTTCTGTGCATTTCTTGCAGCTCTAAAATCCACTCAAAATCTTCAGACCAATATTTGTTGGCACTGAATACCGGGCGAAAAGCCTCGGTTACATCCATGAGGTCATCTGGAATCTCAAGCCAGGCAGTGTTGGTGTCTATCAAGCTACCCATTGTGATGCGCCCTTTGAGTCCCTTATAAATATTTTGCAGAGCCTCAAAACCGGCTTGCTGTTCTTTTGGCGTAAGAAAAACTCGACTGTTGAGTTTTTCGGCAATCTTACGATTTTTCGATATTTGTCCCATCGTTCTATCTCCCTCTGATGCGTATGCGGTTTGTACGTCTATACACAATAGATAGCACTGTGATAGCACTTGTGCAAGACCTAGATGTGTAAATAACAGTAGGAACGCTTAAATGTCTGAAAACGTGACACTATTTTGCAGGATTGATGAGGGATTGAAGGCCC